CCTCCAGAGTCCGCCCAAGCGCCTCCTCGCGGGCCTGCTCCTCCGGGCTCAGCGCGCGAGCCTTGCCAGAGGGGACCGCGCGGCGCTTGGCGCGGGACGCCACGTCCTCCAGTTCGGCGACAGCCTGCGCATCGAGGGCACCGCGCGCGAGCTGCAGCACCTCGTCGACCTGCGGCTGCGTGAGCCCAGAGCCCGACCCCACCAACTCCAACATGGCCGCGCGGGCCGCCTCGACGTTGCGGCCTGGGCCGCGGCTGATGGCCTCGAGCTGGGTGCGGAGGTCGACCGGGAGGCGTTGGGCGCGAGCTCGGCCCAGGGCTGCCCCGGCCGCCTGCTGCCGCGCCGCGTCCTCGCTGGCGTACTGGAGCTTCAGCAGCTCAGCCGCCTGGCCGAAGTCCGCCGGCGGGGTGCGGAACAGCTCCTCGAGCTGCGTGAGGTTCTGACGCTCGCTAATCGCCAGCGACTGCAGGTAGCGGTACTGGTCCCGCTCATCGGCCACCTGCGCCTGGATGAGCTGCCAGCGCTGGGCCGCTGCGACGGCTCGCGCGTACTGGTCGCGATACTGTTCGGATCGGCTGGCCATCAGCGCCCCCCAAGGTAGCGGTCGTAGATCGTGGTGATTGCGGTCTGGCTGCGCTCCAAGAGGCGCAAGAGCTCCTCGTCGCTCAAGTTGCCCAAGCCCTCCTCCGCGAGCTGCTTCTCCTGCGCCATCGAGGCGCCCGTCATGGCTGCCTCGCCAACGCCCATCAGGCCGCCGGTTACCGCCTGCCAGGTTCCCGCCCTCTTGCCGGCCTCCGCCTGCGCCTTGGCCTGCTCGAGCTGTGCAATTTGCTCGCGCTGCGCCTGGCGCTGCGCCTCGTCGAGCGCCGCGACCTGTGCCTGCTGAGCCTGGCGCGCCTGACGCTGGGCCTCTGCCTCTGCCTGGCGCCGCAGGAACACGTCCCGCCCTCGCACGCCGGGGCCGGCACTGGCCGCCTGCTGGAGCGCCGAGGCCTGCAGGTCGCGCGCCGTAGCCGCTTGGCTCGACAGGTACTGCTGTTCCAGCATCGCCTGCTGCTTCTCATCGAGCCCGAGCTCACCCTCAGCTTGGCGGCGCTGCAGGTCCTCAAGGCGCTGCTGCATCTCAGGGCTGAAGGCAGCCTTAGCAGCTCGGCGCGTGCCGATGCCTTGCGCGATGCCGCCAATGGCCTTGGCGGCGCCGGCGCCCAACAGGGCCAGGGTCACGGGGTCCATGTGTGCAGCCTCACAGGTAGAAGGTCTCGATGGCGACGCCCCAGTTGACGAGCACCGACCGGTCGACCTGAGAATAGCAAGCCAGGCCGAAGGTGACACGGCCCCCCGCGGTCTGCGTGGTGGTCACGGTGCCGTCCCGTTGATGGGCGCCGCAGCCGCCGGTGTAGGTGCCGTCGGCCCCCCAGGGCGCAGAGCCCGCCCAGCCGTCCTGGTGCGTCTGGGCCTCTTGCGCGGCCTGCGGTCGAACCAGGCTCAGATTGCCGATGTAGGGGGCGATGTAGAGCAGCCGGTCGAGGACCGGGTAGCGCCGGCCGCTGGCGTATGGCAGGTCATCCGGCCCAACCTCGAGCTCGACCCACCAGTGTAACAAGCACTTGGCCGCTCGGCGCACCTGCACATCGATGGCGGTGCCGCTGAGCTCATGCCAGCCCTGCGGGTTGGCGCTCGCGAGCCCGTTGCCGCTGAAGTAGCTGGTGCCGAAGGCCAGCTCTTGCTTCTGGATGTGCTGGTAGCCGCCAAGATGGCCCGTGACGCCGTGCTGTACGCCGCTGTAGGGCTCGAAGACGGGGGGCTGGATGTGCCGCGTGTCAATCCACTGGCTGGCCTCGAGGTCGCCAGCGGCGACGCCGCCGTGCAGGTACTTCCGCAGCGCCAGGCAGTTGCCGTCGACCTGGGAGGCCTGCAGCTTGCCGGTGGTGAAGGTGGTGGGCGGGGTGTAGGCCACGGTCACCTCTGCCGGTGGATGATGGCGCGCAGCTCGCCGCTCGTGTACTCGAGGGTCTGCGCGGCGCCCGACTGCGGCGGGTCGACGATGAGCAGGTTCTGCCCTGCAGCGATGAAGGCGTGGTAGATGCCCTGCACCACGACGCGCAGACCGTAGACGGTCACGGGAGCGATGGGGAGGTAGTACCAGGTCCCAGAGACGCCCCGCCAGCCGATGCGCTTGGTGATCGGTGGCACGCTGATGACCCCATCGTCAGCGCCGAAGGCCCGCCCGACCCACATGGGGATGACCGTGGTGGCCGCCGTGTCAGGGAGCGCCGCGCCGGTGTAGACCCCGCTGAACACGTCCTGGAAGTCGGACTGCCCAGGGACCTCGACCCAGCCCGTGGCCAGGGTCGGGTCCGTCGTGTTCCACTGCAGCCACGCCACCCAACACGAGATGCCGCTGGCGATGCCGGCGCCGCCAGGGGAGCCGTCTGGAATCTGCCAGGCGCCAATCGAGCCCGCGGCGTTCCACGGCGCCCCGCTCCAGGTCGCGTACACCGACAGGTCCCAGTAGACCCGCAAGATGTCGCCGCTGGTGAGGGAGGCGCCCGCCAGGCCGAAGTTGAGCGGCGTGGGGGTACCGGCCCCATCCTCGATGGGGTGCGCGGTGCCGGGGGAGACGGCCGTAGAGGCCACCACCACTGGCGCCGTGTGCAGCAGGTCGTACTTGCCGATGGTGGCGCTGGCGAGCTCGGTGGCCATCCATCCGGTCTGCAGCTGCGGCAGGTCGACCGCTGCGTCTCGCAGGTTGAAGGCGTTGAGCGCCCCGGACTGGCTGAACTCCCCGAAGCGGCTGTTGAGGTCGCTGGCGGTGATGAGCTCGCCGTCGACGAGCCGTTGCTGCGTGATGCGGCTCATCGCCACCTCCCCATGGCCAGGTACTTCATGCTGTAGAGGTGCGCCTGCAGGATGTGGTAGCTCGTCGCAGCGATGACCGTGGCGTCATCGGGTCCGGGCTCGTCGATGCGCCACTGCAGCTGCATCGTCAGGTCGCCCGGGGGGAAGGCCGCCGTGCCGAAGATGCGCCAGTGGTCGTGGTAGCTGGTCCCACGGCGCTCGACCAGCAGCACGCCGTCGATGAGGATGCGGAGGTTGAGGTAGCGCGGGGCGCCGGGGTCGAAGGTGTGCGTCGTGTCGGCGAACAGGTTGTTGACGTAGCCGTTACCGCTCCACTCGACGAACAGCTGGCCGCCCTTGAACCCGGAGAGCGTCACGGCCGGCCCGGCATCCTGCCACCCGCCGGAGCTGCTCTGGTAGGTCACCGCCTCCCACATGCGGGTCTGCACGCCGCTGTCCCGAACGGCCTGCTGCTCGCCCTCTGAGCCGCTCACGCTGGGCCACAGGGCGCTCGCCCATGTGTCCATGAGTGCGCCGCTCACCAAGTTGGCGTCGCTCACGCACTGGATGGGCAGCTCGTCGCGGCCCAGCGTCGCAATCTGCGAGGCCGCGCTGCGCAGCTCGTCGTTGAGGCTCGCCGGCGAGGTCGTGTCGCCGCTCCGCTGCTGTCGCTGCGTCCAGGCCTTCATGCGCGCACTCCTGCGATGACCCGCTGGCCCCGCTGCTGGTACTCAAACTCCCAGCCGACCAGCACCAGGTCACCCTGCAGCTCGACCTCGAAAGCGAACCATGCACAGCTCTGCACAGCTGTCGAGAAGCGCAGCGGCACCAGGCGCTCCTCGCGCCACCGGTCCAGCCCCAGGGTCGCCGCGTCGTAGGTGGGCAGCTCTGCCGCGTCCGGGGGCTGGGCGAGGTAGGTGCGCTCCTCCACCGGCGTCTGGCTGAAGTCCTTGTAGTGGCGCAGCGTGACGCTGACCTTGCCGGTGCTCAACACCCACAGGGTCACGTAGCTCACCTGCTTGAGCACCTGCGCGTCGCCGAAGTCTACCCACGCCGACCGGTAGATGCTCACGGGGGCCGCGCCAGGCGTGAAGGTCTGGTCCGCGATGCTGCCGCCCAGCGCGCGCGTCGCCGACAGCACAAACAGCCCGCGCTCCCCGCTGGCCTGCGCGCCGGTGTGATGCCCGAAGACCACCGTGCCGCCTGCGAGGGTGCAGAGCGCCCCCACCGGGAATCCCTCGCGCGTGCTCCAGGGGCTGAGCTGCGGCGCCGCCTCGAGGCGTTCGGTGTGGAGGACCAGGCCGAGCGTTGGCCGGTCCTGTCCGTCTGCCGGCAGGTAGCAGTGCCACTCGCGCGTCAGCGGAGACCAGGCCGCCACCGACCGGGCCATGCAGTCCAGCGTCAGGCGCTGCAGGATGCCGTCCTGGCTGCTGGTGAGGTTGACCAGCTCACTGATGGCGCCGCCCTCGAGGCCACCCGTGAGCGCGTAGATGCCGTCGAGGCCCAGGAAGGCAACCCCGAGCCCCGGCACAGTCGTCGCGGTCTGGGGAGCCCGGCAGCCCACTGAGCTCGACAGGGACGTGGCGGCGAAGGTGCCGTCTGGGAGCTGTGACACGACATCGATAGCCGCCTCCCGGAAGACCACCAGCGCCGCATAGTGCTGGTGCAGGCCCGTGACGGCGCCCCCGGCGCTCGACAGGCCGATGTAGTTGGCGCTGGGGAACTGCTCGATGAGGCCCACCTCGCTGAAGTAGAGGCTGAGCGGGTCATCCACGCCGCCGTCAATCCAGAAGCGGCCGGCGAAGACCGCGCCGAAGCGGGGGCGCAGCGAGGGCAGCGTGCC